ATGGACTTATTCTTTTTAACACTTTCGACTTCCAAGATGAGCTTCTCAAAGATTTTAATGATTACCGTTTTAACGTTATTCTAAAAGCTCGTCAGTTGGGTATCTCAACTATCACCGCTGGCTACATTGTATGGATGATGTTGTTCCATCGCGACAAGGCTATTCTTGTCATGGCNACCAAGTTTGCAACAGCAGGAAACTTGGTCAAGAAAGTTAAGAACATCATGCGCAATGTCCCTGGCTGGCTTAAGATAGCCACAATCAGTGTAGACAACCGCACGTCTTTTGAGCTTTCTAATGGTTCTTCGATTAAGGCCGCCTCCACATCTGGTGACGCCGGCCGCTCGGAAGCTTTGTCTCTTTTGGTGTTGGACGAGGCCGCACATATTGATGGGTTAGAAGAATTGTGGACCGGTCTATATCCCACGCTATCCACCGGTGGACGATGCATTGCGCTATCCACACCTAATGGTGTAGGTAATTGGTTCCACAAAACCTGTACAGATTCTGACGCCGGCTCGAACAACTTTAACTTAACTACCCTTATGTGGGATGTTCATCCAGATAGAGATCAAGAATGGTATAAGAAAGAAACCAGAAACATGTCTAAGCGCCAGATTGCGCAAGAGCTTGAGTGCAATTTCAACACGTCTGGTGAGACCGTTATCGATCCTGAGTGCATGGAGTGGATGTTGACCACTATTCGCGATCCTAAATACAGAACAGGCTTTGATAGAAACTTTTGGATTTTCGAAGAATATGATCCTACGTGCAATTATCTGCTCGTTGCTGATGTATCACGAGGCGATGGTGCAGACTTTTCGACATTTCATATTATTAAGCTTGAGACGCTTGAAGTTATTGGAGAATATCAAGGAAAACCAACACTAGATATGTTTGCTAATATGCTTAATAGCGTTGGTCATGAGTTTGGTGGATGTATGATGGTCGTGGAAAATAACAATATTGGCTATTCGGTTTTGGACAAACTTATAGGCGACTATCAATATCCCAACGTCTATCATTCTATCAAGTCTACACATGAATATATCGAACAGCACCAAGCAGAAGTTAGAACATCTGCTGTTCCCGGCTTTACGACCTCCATGAAGACGCGCCCTCTCATCGTGGCTAAATTAGAGGAGTTTATCAGAAACAAACTAATTACCATATATTCTTCTCGCACCGTGAACGAGATGAAGACTTTTATTTGGAGGAATGGTAAACCGCAAGCAATGAAAGGCTATAATGATGATTTAATTATGGCTCTCGCTATAGCATGTTGGGTGAGAGATACAGCACTACAAGCGAATGCAAGAGATTTAAATTACCAGAAGGCTTTCGTTAATGCAATCTACACCACTAGAACAACTATGAATGCACAGATTAAAGGTCAGGAAGGATACAAGAAAGGCGAAATTTTTGATAAAATGTCAGCAGCTGAAAAAATGTACCAACAATATAAATGGATTATAAAGTGAGAATTTAATGGCACCTACCAACCCAAAGCAAGGAAGAAACCCCGCAAACAGACAATCTGAATTATTTAAAAGATTGACTCGATTGTTCTCTGGGCCTATTGTTAATTATCGTTCGCAGACCGGCCGCCGTATCAGACGCCAACACTTAGATAAATTCGCTGCACGTTTTAAGTCTGCTTCTGGCCAACAATTTAAAAAATCTCTTTATAGTCCTCTAGATCAGATTTCAACCAATGCGATCGCCAATCAGCGCCGCGCAGAAAGATATGTTGATTTTGATCAAATGGAATACACACCTGAGATCGCCTCCTCGATGGATATTTACGCAGATGAAATGACGACATATTCAAGCTTACGTCCGATGTTAAACATTAATTGTTCTAATGAGGAGATCAAGGCGGTTCTTGGAATTCTATACGAGAGCATCTTAAACGTTCAGTACAATCTTTTTGGCTGGGCCCGTACAATGTGCAAATATGGAGATTTCTTTTTGTATTTGGACATCGATGAGAAGTTCGGAATAAAGGCTGTAATATCTCTTCCGCCCCAAGAGATAGAAAGATTAGAAGGCATGGACACAACAAACCCTAACTATGTCCAATATCAGTGGAACTCTGCCGGCATGACATTTGAAAATTGGCAGGTTTGTCATTTTCGTATTCTTGGTCATGATAAATATGCTCCCTATGGCACATCTATTCTAGAGCCTGCCCGCCGCATCTGGCGACAGTTAACTTTAATGGAAGATGCAATGATGGCGTATCGCGTTATTCGTTCGTCTGAAAGAAGACTTTTCAAGATTGATGTGGGCGCAGTACCGCCAAACGAAGTAGAACAATATATGCAAAAGATTGTTACTCAATTAAAGAGACATTCGGTTGTGGACTCTTCAACTGGGCGCGTTGATTTAAGATACAACCCAATGTCTATTGAGGAAGATTATTATATTCCCGTTCGCGCAGGATCCGCAACAGATGTTACGAGTCTCGCCGGCGGATCAAATACTACTGCTATTGATGACGTTAAATATCTTCGAGATAAATTGTTCTCTGCATTAAAGATCCCTCAGTCATACCTCACGATGGGCGAAGGCGGCGAAGAAGATAAGACAACACTGGCCCAGAAGGACGTTAGATTTGCAAGAACTATTCAGAGATTGCAGCGCGTAATTGTCTCGGAACTTGAGAAGATTGGCATTATTCATCTTTATACGCTTGGCTTCAGGGGAGACGATTTGTTATCATTCAGTCTATCCTTAAACAATCCCTCGAAAATCGCAGAGCTTCAAGAAATCGAACACTGGAAAGCGAAATTTGATATTGCCGGCAGCGCCACAGAGGGCTACTTCTCTCGTCGCTGGGTTGCAGAAAATATTTTTGGTGTGTCGCACGAAGAATTTGTTCGCAACCAAAGAGAGATGTATTACGATCGCAAGCAGGATGCTGCCCTGCAGGCAGTTGCAGAAGCTGCAGCCGCCGGCGAAGGTGCTGCTATGGGTGGAGACCTTGGTGGTGATCTTGGAGGAGACCTTGGAGCAGACCTTGGAGGCGAGGAAATGCCGGCCGGCGATGCCGGCGGAGGCCTTGGCGATCTAGGTGGCGCCGAAGATTTAGGCGGAGGTGAAGAACTCGGAGGAGCAGAAGGTGGCGGCGAGGAGTCTCCACTGCTGGCAGTTCCCCCTGGCTCTAGAAATTCTCCACGACTCACTCCCGGATCAAAGGGTAAAGTATATTATCCCGTGAAATCCGATAAGAGATCGGCCGGCGCCAGGACTCGCTCATATGCATCCAAGTATTCGAAGGAGAAAAGTAGCGCTGCCCTTAGAAATATAGTTCCAGGTATGGGCGATATAGGTAGTCTTACCAAGATGGGCGGCATCGGTTCGGGTATTTATGAACAAGAAGACCCTATTTATACTTTGAGAGAACGAGCAGAAGAAGATAATCTGTTTAGGATTAACAATTCTGTTCGAAAGCTCATTGAAGAACTGGAGAGGAACGAGACTTTAATAACGGAACAAAAAGATGAGAATAAAGCATAATAAAAAAAGAAACACTGCATTTGTTTATGAGGCTTTGATCGTTGAGGCCACAATTGCGGTTATAAAGAAAGATTCTGAAAGACAAAATTCAGCAGTTAATTTAATTAAGAAATATTTTAACAGAGATAATATATTAAGAAGGGATCTCGAATGTTATCGTTCTCTTTATGAAAATCAAAATTTAAAAGAGAGTACATCAAAGAGAATCACAAAAGAAGCGCAGCTTCAAAAGAAGCTGCTGGAGCAGCAGGCGATTTTTGAAATGCAGACGTCGCTAATACACGATATCAACAAAGATCTTGGTCCATCCTTGTTCAATAATTTCGTTCCAAATTACAAAACCCTGGCTACAATAGCGCAGCTTTTTTCGGACAACACTACACCAAAAAATAAAGTTATTTTAGAAAATCAAGTTATTACAAGTATGTCAAAAGCTCATGATACTACAAACAATATGAAGCTTGATAAGGTGGTGTATGAAGTGTTTGCTGAGAAGTTTAACTCCAAGTACGACGGAGCACTATTGCCTGAACAAAAGGAATTGTTGACATATTATGTTTCATCTTTCGCAGATAATGCACTTACGTTGAAGACGTTCCTCAATGAGGAGATTTCAAGACTGAAGAAGAGACTTGCAGAAGCCAAAAGAACGGAAGAGATCTCTTCAGACAAACAGATGTTGAAGAAAACTAATGCCATTGTCGAGAAGCTGGATGGTTTTTCTAAAGAACCCATTAGTGACTCGCTTCTGCTTAGCGTTTTAAAAACACAATCTTTAGTAAAGGAAATCTATACAGATGGCAATAGTAGTTAAAATTGGCCCAGGTGCGAACGATGCTAAAGTTCGCCTTGAGATGGATATTCGCAAAAGCATGAATGGCGATCTAATGATCTTTGATCATGGTGATATTGATATTGTGCTATCGACAAAAAAGAACAAGGTTATAGCATTTCCTAAAGATACCATGAATGATCTAGTTTATGGTGCGCAAAATAGATTGTTTGCTCACTTACACAAGAGAGGCCTTGTTATTCCGGAATCTATTCAAGCCGGCTCTTTTTATGGATCATTTGAGGCTACAATGGAAAAAGCTTCTTCGGAAGATTTAAGCACTCCTAAGATGGCTTTAATAAATATTTCGAAATTCATTGATGAGGAGCGCCCATACTTTGAGTCTACAGAGGCGATCGTCTCACTAGCAGATGATGAATTGATGCACCCAGACAAGGAAGACGCCACAGAGCTTGGAGACGTCCCACAGAAATCACAACAAGGTTCCATTAGAAAGGGATACGTCCGCGATCCATATTCGTTGAATTATTTATACACATTTGAATAGGAAACATCAACTTGTCTGAAACAAAAGTGATTATGAAAAACTGGCGAACCTTCCTAACGGAAGAGCAGTTATTGATAGAACAGATTGAGAGAGAATTTACTCTTTTATCTGAATCTTTAACTGAATGGCAGGATAAGGGACTCTTGGAAGAAGGAATCGCCCAGAATCTTATTGGTCAAGTTAAAAAGTTTAGCAAATGGAAAAATGATAAATTAGCCAGCTGGCTAAAGCCAGCCTTAGAAAAGCTTTACAATTTATCAGTTAAGTTGAGAAAGGCGGGCAAATTACCCTTTACTTTAGGAAAACAATTGAGAAATTTAATTTCTGACCTAATGAGCCCAGATAATCTAGCACTAGCTGCTTCAATTATTTCAATAGTCGCAGGCTTATTAATGGGGGATATTGCGACTAATGTTGGCGCGATTGCTGATTTATTAGATACTATTAGCGCTGCACCATCGTTAATTGATGCTGCAAGTAATTTGGCCAACGCAACAGATATTAAAGATGCTATCGAAGCCGGCGCAAAAACTACAAAATTAGCCGGCAATGTTTCAACTGGAGGACAATAGTGGAACTATTAACATTTATATTGTGCGCCTACGGGCTCACACAGATTCTTGTCTATGGTAAAGTCTTTTCGAAGCTAAGACCAAAGAAAGGCAAGCTCGGAGAATTAGCAAATTGCCCGATGTGTATGGGATTTCACGTCGGGTGGCTTTTAATGCTACTTTCTCCGTTTACAGAACTATTTAGTTTTGATGTAACTGTATTTAATTTCTTCTTACTTGGAGGAATATCTTCAGGAACATCATATATTTTAACAATGCTCTTCGGAGATGATGGAGTAAAACATGAACACAAGTTGGACTAGTAAATGGATGCTACAGCCCGTTCGCCGTTGCTGTAAAGGATCTTAGCTATGGGTAAGAAGCTCTTACGAGAATATTATGAACTATGCGAAGGTGGCGTTTGTCAAGATCTTTTGACTGAAGAGGAAAAAAGATATGTGGCAAGCGGCGGCATGATGTTGTCAGGCAAACTTCAAGAGGCCGATGTTCAAAACGGCAATGGAAGAATTTATCCGCACGCAGTTTTGATGCGAGAGATGAAAAACTATTCTAAACTCGTAGAAGAACGCAGAGCTTTGGGCGAACTAGATCACCCAGAAGATTCTGTTATTAATCTTAAGAATGCCTCTCACCTTGTGACATCAGTATGGTGGGATAACAAAAACGTGATGGGCAAAGTAAAAGTTCTCGACACTCCGTCAGGTCAAGTTTTAAAGAGCTTGGTTGAATCAGGAGTTAAACTTGGAATTTCTTCTCGCGGCATGGGCTCTGTGCACGAAAGCGCTGGGCAAACAATTGTCGAAGATGATTTCCAACTTATTTGCTTTGATTTTGTGTCGGAACCATCTACGCCTAACGCATTTATGATGCAAGAGGCTAAAAATTTTAAAAATAGAGTATTTACAAAAGCAGATCGAATCAATAGATTACTAAACGAGGTATTAGAAGATGAGTGATTGGAGCAGTTTTGAAGATGATAAGGTGTTTCAAGATGCCTGGATGCAATATTTGCAAGAAGGCGAAATTGATGAAGGTCTGTGGGATCGAATAAAGGACAAGGTATCTGGCGTTACTGGCACTGCTAGAGCATCTAGAGCAGGAAGAGCCATGGCCCGCACAGCCGATCAATTGAAGCGCGGCGCCACACGGGCAGGTAAAGCTGTGGCAGGTGCTGTTGGAATCGGCGGTGACGAAGAAGCAGGTGCTCCCACAGATGCCACCGACTCTGCCGCTGCTCCAGCCCGCACTGCAGCATCAGCAGCTAAGTCAAAAAGAGCAGAAATATACATGCAAAATGCAGCTGCTTTTATTAATACCATCCGCGCCGCCGCCATGGCTGTTAGCAAAGGTATGCCATCGGTAACTGGCGCTGATGTTGATGCCGAGCGCGCCACGCGCAGAGGCAAAGCAGACCCAAGAACCGCCAGATCTGCGGGAGCATCTACTAGCGGCGTAAGAGGACTTGAAGAAAAATCATTGAACGAGATTTTTGACGACCCAACCCATCAGCTTATTGGCACAGAGCTTCAAACGATGGAATATGTTGCAAAACAAAAAGGCACAAGTATAATAAAGATTATTAGTGACACCATGAAGCAGATCAGAAATGGTCTGAAATCAGAAGATCCGGATTTGCATTCAAAGCTTGATCCCGCCCTTGGCAAGCTTACACAACAGATAATTAACTTTACAAATTCAAAAATAAAAAATCCGGATATTGATATTGCTGAAAGTTTAAATAACGTGGATCTACAAAACTCTCACTTATTAGAGCAGCTAATGAATGAGCAGTACAATCCGCTTGAGCATATTTCTCACATTAAGCGAGCTGGTTTAAAAGCTGTTCCGGCAATCTTGGGTATAGCTTTGCGCGATGTTCTAATGAAGGGTGTTACTGATGATATGCTTGTTGGAGCTTTAGATGCTGTTTCGGCTAATATTAAAGATGAAAAACAAAGAAAAAGATATATCAAGCAGTACAGCAAGCTGCTTCCCGCAGCAGCACCCGCTAGCGTTAGCGGACCTGAAGGCGCGGTTGATGCCACCCTTGCGCATCGAGGCCTTGAAGAAATTATTAAAGAAGAGCTATTAAGAGTTAAGAATGAAGAAAAATGATTTGAAACAATTAATTAAGCCGCTCGTAAAAGAGTGTATTCACGAAGTCCTTATAGAAGAAGGCCTGCTGTCTAACGTGGTTGCAGAAGTGGCAAAAGGTATGCAAGGAAATCTTGTTGTAGAGAGCAGACAAGCAGAACCTATTAGAGAACCAATAGTCCGAAAAACAAGAAATGATAGAGCCAAAATTAATGAACATCGGACCAAGCTGATGAGTGCTATTAACGCTGATGCTTATAATGGAGTCGATTTGTTTGAAAATACGGCACCCATGAGCGCACACGAGACTTCTACACCGAAAGCCGGTTCGGTAGATTTAGGAAGCCCCAGAGATTCCGGCGTAGATATCTCTTCTTTGGTTGGCGGCGCCGCAAAAATTTGGGATGCGATGAAATAGAATGAGTAAAACAGTGAATGTATGCGTAAAAGCTAGAGAGTGCCGAAATAACAACGAAAGAATGATTCGAAAGTTCTCTAAGAAAGTGAAAAAAGAGAAGATTATTGAACAGGTAAAAGATAGACGTCGCTATAAAAAACCATCTATTAGAAAGAAAGAGAAGCGCGCCCGAGCACAGAGGGCCCGCCAGCGAGAAGCCTTAAAAAGACAAAGAGCAATAGAAAGGCGCAATAGAAGAAACAAGTGACTATTTATATTGAATAGCTATTCTTAGGAGTTTATAATGGGAGCAAATTCATGGAACATATCGCCGGGATTACAGAATGTCGGCTCTTATCAAGTTAGTGGTGCGCCGTATTGCACGGCATCAGTAGTTGTGCCAAAAAGCGCAAGCTTAAGCGGCGACGACGAAGGTTC